AAATGATAAATCAATGTCTTTCGGTTTATAATAGTTTATCTTAAATTTAGACATATAACGTTTATAAATAGAATTTTAGTAAAAAATAAACGTGTATAATCCGTATAATTTACATAAATTTAATATCATAAAATTTGTATAGCAAACTAAAAATGACGTTAGAATTAAAAAAATTTGATATGAGATGGATTACTTTTCATGCGAATGAAAACAAAGGTCCAGTGATCGTCATGATCGGTCGAAGGGATACAGGTAAATCTTTTTTAGTTCGTGATTTATTGTTTCATCATCAAGACATACCCATTGGTACTGTAATATCGGGAACAGAAGCCGGTAATGGATTTTATGCAAAACATGTACCTAAACTCTTTATTCATGAAGAATACGGAACTGTGTTGATCGAAAATGTATTGCGTCGTCAAAAAGCCGTATTAAAACAAATGAACAAAGACATTGAAATGTATAAAAAAAGCACCATTGACCCAAGAACTTTTGTTATATTAGATGATTGTCTTTATGATCAATCATGGACAAGAGATAAAATGATGCGACTGATGTTTATGAATGGTCGTCATTGGAAAATTATGTTAATTATTACGATGCAATATCCTTTAGGCATACCTCCAAATCTAAGAACCAATATTGATTATGTTTTTATATTGCGCGAACCTTACATGACAAATCGCAAGCGTATTTGGGAAAATTATGCATCTATGTTTCCAACATTGGAGTCGTTTTCTTCTGTTATGGATCAGACCACTGAAAATTATGAATGTCTAGTCATTAACAACAATGCCAAATCCAACAAATTGTATGATCAAATATTTTGGTACAAAGCCGAAAACCGCCCTGATTTTAAATTGGGATCCAAAGAATTTTGGGATATATCCAAGAACATGGGTTCTGACGATGAAGGTGAAGCATTCGATCCAACACGTAATAAAAAACGAACCGGGCAGCAAGTCACTGTGAAAAAAACTCAAAGCAAATGGTAAATAATAACAATATACTAATTATTATTATTCTAATATTTTATTGTATGGTTTAATCTTCTTCCTCTTGACCATCCAATTCCTCTTTGATACTTGCAGCAGCAGTGTTTTTTTCCACCAACTCTTTCTCATGCTTCTTTCTGTCGTCTTCGTTGGCAACTTCACGACTCTCGAAATCAACTGTTTCCTTTACACCAATTAACTTGCCATTTTCATCAATGGTTTGGGTCAATACATTACCGGATTGCTCCGCCTTGACAATATTCTCTTCAATTGCCTTACGTTTCGTGTCATTAACACGTTTCTCGAACTCATCCTTGGCCTTGGCCTCATTCTTGATCTTCTCTTGATGTAGTTTGTTCAACTCCTCTTCCATGAACTCTATACGACCTGTTTTATATGCATCAGGATCCCATGGTAACCATACGCCAACTGGAGCAACGAATATATCATGATTGGGATCCTTTTCACGTAACTTTTTACATTGTAATTCGGCTTCTTCCTGTGTAGGAAAGTTACCGCGACATTTTACACCACGCACAGAGGTTTGGAATGCATGATCACGGGAAAATTGTTCGGTCAATTTATCCTCATTCTTGTCCAAAAAATTCTTATAATCATCGCTCACACCACTTTCTTTTAGGCGTTTTTGCTCCTCCTTGCAAAAATCATTATAATCAGTCATCAAATTTTCCACATTCAAATTGTATTTATAGGAAATGAAATTAATAAAATCGCCGAATTTACTCATAGATTTAGTAAATTCCCATTGCTCAACAAACTTATTAAACAAAAAAATTTCACGTTTATCTAGAATTTTTTCAGGTGACAAAAAGGACATACATGCAAATTTTTGTCCAGCAATCGCGCTGTCTTCATCCAATACATCGACATATTTTGGATTTGATTTTCCGTCCGGCAAGGTTTTACGTTCGAAACTAAGTGAATCACTCATTTAGCAATTTATAATAATAGTTAAATATTGTGTTTAAGTAATTTAGTAAATAATCTAATAAATCATGAATTTTTTTTTTCGATGATTATATTATAATATATAATGGACGGTATGTTTGACTTTAGCGAACTTGTAAAGCGTGCTCTTAAGTATTTGATTGAAGGTTTCATGGTAGCCATTGCTGCCTATGCTATCCCTAAACAATCTCTTAAAATGGAAGAAGTAATTGTCATTGCATTAACTGCTGCAGCAACCTTTGCTGTATTGGACGTCTTCGTTCCTACTATGGCATCTTCTGCCCGTGGTGGTGCTGGTTTCGGTATTGGTGCCAATTTGGTAGGTTTCCCAGGAGGTCTCTAAGTAAAATAATAATATAATTAGCAAATTTTTAAAGTTAATTATATTATAGGAATGAGCGAAATAGTTATATTTATATTGTGTGCTATTGTAATTGGCGTGTTTGTTTTATATCAATACGTATTTACAAATTCAATATCTAGAAGTTATCCATCAAATTAACACTGCATAAAAGGTATATTATTTGAATACATTTAAATAATATTATATAATAATGGAGTTCTTTGGTATAGGATTCGTCATTGCGATTACGGTATTTTTTGCCATGTTATATGTTTCTACGAAACGTCGTAAAAAATAACATTCCTATAAAACAGTATAACTATATTCTTTTTTCTAGTTCATATAACCAAATACTCATAACACTTTCTTCCCAATAATATTTTTTATCTTTTCGTTTAAAATGATAAACATCGTCAAAATTCATTTGTATTGCATTATGTAAATGACTATTTTTAATGGGTACAACCCCATCACCATAAACGTGTTCTTCTTGTGTATCACCAGTAAGACTTAAATATGATTGTTTGATCATATTATCTTTAAACGATAATTGAGAATCTACCATACTTATTTTTTTCACATTGGAACCGAGGGTCATGTACTGTATATTTCGTGATTGTAAAAACGAACCAGGTAACATATTATTTACATAGGTCAAACATCCACGCGTGGTGTCAGTTGTTATATTAAGAGGAGGTATATTTGGAGTTCCCATTGTAATTAATGCACTAACATGTGTATTTGTTTTTATCGTTGTATCATATAAAATACCATCATTTAATAATGCTCTTCCTAACCAACCTCCCGCACTATGACCACATACAATAACGGGTTGATTATTATTTTGTTGATAAGAAGACATTAAGGTTTTTTTGGATTTTTGCAAATACCAATCAAACATTTCTTGTGGGGTACATTTGTAATTCCAATAATTGGCATTAAATAAATTTTTCATTATTTTTAACCATTCCCAACGTTCAATATTCACTACATCAACTTGAATATTATATTTATTGCAGTTTGTTACAAATTCACCATAGTCGCCTTTGCAACAACCATAACCAGGTAGCAAAACAATCCTACTATTGGACAATTTTTGTAATGGATAACAATAGCAACCTAAAATAATAGATAAATATAAAATGAAAAACATTATATTAATCAGGTATCAAAAGTTTAAATCATTTATTGCTATATGGATTTTCTGGACTTTTTTTCCATAATTTGTAAATACGTTCTTTATATTGATTTAATCGAAGTCCAGGATTTTCCTCTTTTAATAGTTGAAATTGTGTTTTATAAAATTCTTTAAATATATCTTTTATTTTTGGATCTTCGTCGTTTTCATTCAATATTTCTAATGCGTTGTCAATAGAATTTGCATAACTAAATTCTTCGTTATTATTTTCATTTGGAATATAAATATCACTATTAGTTACAATTCCTTTTTGTTGCAATTTATTTTCTTCTTGTTCTTGTTTTTGTATTAACTCCTGTTTTTCTATTTTTTGTTGTTCTTCTATTTTACGCTGTTCCTCTTTTTTTCTAAGTTTTTCTTCTTTTTCTTTTTGCGCCTTTGATTTTGGTAAAGTGGCTAAAGTTTTTAATAATTCAAAATCATCTCCTTTTTTATTACGCGTTTTTGATTTTCTACCACTTCCCAAAGATTCTTCCTCTGCTGTCAATAACTCTTTCATTTCTTTTGCATTACGCATTTTTTCTTCTTGTTTTTCGGTTTGTTGTTGTAATTTTCGAAGACCACGTTTATTAGTTCCTTTTTCCCATTGCTGATCTTCTTTTAAATCTTGAAGTTGCTTTTGTTTTTCAATTTCGCGCTGTTCGGCTTTATCAACTTTTTTTTGCTGTTTTGAAGGCATTTAAATAATATAAATAATATTATTTAAATTCATTTATTTAAATCTTCATTCATTAGCAACTTCCTTTTTTTTTCTAATATGTTCATGTAATTATCAAATAAATCCTTGGAACTTTTTCTATTCAGAATACGATTTAAAATAGTTGTTTCTACATTGTTTAATTTTTGCAATATATGTCTATTGGAACTGATTATATTAAATTTGGGACTTCCGATCAAGTATTGGTTTTTGGCAGATACTGGATTTGGTAGAGGTCGCGGTATTTTCGGTAATTCACGACGTTGAATACATTTTATTTTTTTCATGTCTGTTATATAGTTTAACACGTCAATTGTGGTATTAGAATTATATACTTCTTGCGAAATAGTAGATAAAATATATGTCTTGGACTGTGGTTCAAATGACTGACGTAACATTTTTGTTAATTCACATTTTCGATAAGGAATATGTGGTTTTTCATCTACTAAAGAACGAATGCATTCTTTTAATGCAAATAAGCTTTGATTAATTTCACCATTTTCTTTATAATTTCCTCTGTTTTCACAAATAGAAACCTTTGCTTTTTCACAACCAGCCAAATCTAAAATTTTTAAAAAACGATTATTAAATTCTATATTAATTTGTAAATGAGATCGTGATGATGTATTATTTTCGCTAGAAATACCTGTTTTTCTATTTTCTAAAATAATATTATTTAAATCAACAATATCTTGTTTTGTCCTAATATGTTTCTTTTTAATATTGCACATTACAAATTTTTTATCATGACTTTCACGTTGATAAATATGATTTCTGTTATTCAATATATCATAGCATTTATTATTATATATTTCCACCAATGTAACACTTACTGGATAATTTATATTCAATATATCATGTAACATCAAACTAACGAAACCTTCTTCTTCCCTTCCCTTTACTTTATGATCTCCTAAAATAGTATGTGTTTTTCCAGAACCCGTTTGTCCATAAACGTAAAACGTAACGTTTTTGTTGTATTTTATTACGTTTTTTAATATTTCAATAGAAATATGATTATATATATCCATATTGTCACATTTATCATCAAACACTTTATCTACTTTATAATTGCAATCTACAATGTAATTTTGTAAATAGGATTTTTGCCTTTTTTTGACAATGACATGATCTCCTTGTTTAAACACACACGTATCTGCATTATTATTCATATTTGGTTTGATTCGTGTAAATATTTTGATGTTGTTCATCGTATATTGTTAAATCATTATTTTATCATTTAACAAAATTATAATTACGAACTATCACTATCGTCTTGGTTATTTCGCAAAGCTTTATATTTTGTGTTCAAAGCATGTTTTAAATGATCTTGCAAACTACCATTAATTCTCATGTCATTATTATTTTCAGTTGTTTCATTTTTTGTAATAGCAGCAATTGTGTGTCTGCGTTGTGCGGGTGGAGGAGGAACTGATTTTTCTTCTTTTTCCATAACCTCATGTTTTGTTTCTAAAATATTTTGTTTTTTGGGATGTATTTCTTGGACATGAAATACTTGAAATAAGTCCTGTTTGTATAAATTTTCTAACGACACTATTTTATCAATATCGATAAACGAATATTTTTCTCCTATTTTTTGAATTTTTGATTTGTGGTCACAACATTGTTCTAAATATTTTAATTCCAATTCTTGTTTCTTTTCTAACAAGTTTAAATACTTTTCAAGTTTTACATTATCTTGACCTAACAAACTTATTTCGTTTTCATTTTTTAGTTTTTCCTTATCAATAATAATTTGTTGTCTCTTTTCATCAATATTTTGTTCCTCTTTTAATAAATCCCCTTTCAATTTCATATAAAAATTGCTTAGTTCATTTATATTATCATGTATAGACTGTTTTTTATTTTCAATATCTTTCAATTCATCAACTAATGTTTGTTCATTTTTTTCAATATTATTTATTAGTTCGTTTTTTTCGACTTTAGGTTTTTCGTCCGTTTTGGGTTTTTCTTCATTTTTACTCATATACAATATGTAAATAAAAAGTAATATATTTTTCAACCGAAAAAACGATTATGTATAAATAACTTATAAATCTTTACCAAACAAAAAAATATGTCACATACTAACTTCAAATAATCAAAATGTTTAAACTGTATGATATTGGTTTTTATTTCATGTGGAACTAATTCTGTTATGTTCATTTAAATAATAACTTTATTATTATTTAAATTGTTGAAAATTATCTAATAAAAGTATGGATGTGTCGAATCTGAGAAGAAGATAACTCAATATTTCTAGATAAATATAATAAACCACTAACTAAAATTGTATAACCGCCTACAACAACAATGGAAACTGGAATGTGAATCATTATAATATATTATTATATATTGTATTTATACCGATGCCAACATCTTTATATTTAATATATTATCGCTATCATTTTTTTTTATATTTTTCACATTTTTATCGTTAATAAATTTAACTGGAGAATAATCGTGTCGTTTTGTACCCAACCATACCGAATTCAAGGGATCGTTTCTTTTTTTCTCCACACCTTTCCATCCATGCTGTGTCATCATGTTTTTCATATCTCGTAAATAATAATTGTATATGTGAGGTTCTGTTGACTCAAATGCCCATTTTCGAAAAGGATTATTATTCAATTGTTTGTCCAAATGAGCCGGATCCATATCAACAATAGCCAATACTCCATCATACGCCAAAATTCGATATAATTCATCCAATACTTCGTTTGCAGCTTTTTCGGGCAATTCATGAAAAAGAAAATTACATGCAATCAAATTAAATTGATTGTCAAGATAAGGTGTATTTTCAGCAAGTCCATGAATATAATCAATATTGAATCTCTTCGTATCGGCGCGATGTTTCGCAACTCCAATAAAATATGGACTTAAATCAATACCATTCATGTTATCAATATTTTCAAATTGATTATACAAATATTCAGTAGAAACACCAATCGAACAACCTACATCCAAAACCGTTTTTGGTTCCTTAACAAAACCATTTTTCATATAAGATTGAATATTTTCACTAATATTACCACGTAACCATTCTTGTGCAGTAAAAGGATCAATATTTTCCCAATATCCAGCACCAATGCTTAATGTAGCCGCATCAGCCTCATGTGCTGCTTTCCAATTCATATTTCCGTCATCATAACCATGAAAAGGTCGTGTAAAATATCTAGGATATTCTAAATATTTATTTTCACTTTTTTCTTTGAAATATTCTATTTGTTCATGATTTTTTATACTGTCTTCATAGAGATCGTTCCATGGAATACCTTTCCTTATTGCTCTATTGATAAACCAATTGCGAGCATTTTCCTTTACACTAAAACGCAATGAGTCCCAATAGGGGTTTTTTACATTATACATAGTTAATGTGAATGCATTTGTATATGCAAAAAAATAAAATAAAGATAAAATTATCATATGGTATAGTTGAAGTTATATCTTTAATATAATTTAAAATATAATTTTATATAATATAAATGAATTTTAGTCATAGTTTAACAAAAGTGCAAAATTGGTTGAAATTTAACACATATAGTTGTTTAGATTATGATAATTTATATGATTTATATTGTTCCAAACAAAATAAAACAATTTCTTTAGTGATGCCAACGTTGAATGAAGAATCTACCGTGGGACATATTATCGAAACTATTTTTTCTAAATTGAATAATAGTTATCAACTAATTGATGAATTCGTATTAATTGACGGAGGATCGAGTGATAACACAATTGGAATTGTTAAAAATTTAACAGAAAAATATAATTTATTAAAATTAGTACATGAAAAAGATATTTTATCACATATTGAAAATAAAAAAGGAAAAGGAAATCAATTATGGAAAGGATTGTATTGTTCTAAAGGTGATATTGTCTTATATTGTGACAGCGATTTAAAGAATTTTGATGTACGCATGATTTATGGTATGATTGGACCTCTTTTAAAACAAAATATTAAATTTATAAAAGGATTTTATGAAAGACCATTAGTCATTAATAAAAATATAAAAAAATCAAATGAAGGAGGACGGGTTACTGAATTATGTGCTAGACCAATGCTTAATTTGTTGTATCCGGACTTAGCTGGATTTATTCAACCACTTGGTGGAGAATATGGAGGGTATAGAGATATTTTGGAAAGCGTTCATTATATGACTGGTTATGGTGTAGAAGTAAATATATTAATTGAAATTTGTGAAAAATACGGAATAGATATCATGGGACAAGTTGATTTATTAAAGCGAGAACATCGTCATCAAAATACCAATGCTCTGTCAAAAATGAGTTTTATCATTATGAATACAATATTAACAAAGCACATTAAGAATCCGATGAATTCAAATTTACTTATGAAAAATTTTACACAAAGTGTAGATGAAAATTTTAAAAACAATGTTACGGGTGATGAAATTATTCATGATCAATTTCTATTGATCAAAAATAGTCATGATGAAATTCTACCTACAATAAAAACAATGAAAGAGAATGGTCATGATAAAATAGCAATCAATGACTGATCTTTTTACAAAATTCTTTATTTTGAATTTTTAAGATAAATTCAATATGACTATGTAACACATTTACTGCCAATTCAACTAAACAGCAATTTGGAAATGATACATCCATTTCTTGTGGTTTTAAATCAAGTGATTGATTAGTAATAAATTTATATAAAGCATATAAAAATCCAGAATGGGTAACTACTAATATATTTTCATCTGGATAAGAAATCACTTTTGAAATGAATATTTTTATACGTTCTATTACTCCTTCAACCGATTCGATAGTTTCATGTTGTACATTTTCATTAGTCATCCATTCATTATATAATTCGGGGTGTTTTTCTTCTATATCTTTTTTTGTGAGTCCTTCAAATATTCCATAACCACGTTCTGTTATATATTTATTTTCATATATTTTCGTATCGTCTAACAATAAATCGTAGTTCAATAAAACTCCAAGCAATGTATCTTTTGCTCTACTTAAGGGACTATGATAATATGCATCATAATTAGTATGTAATAATTCAACATTATTTATATCATCCAGACCTTTTATAGATAAAGGAATGTCTATATTTCCTTGAACACGATCTTGAATATTGTATTCCGTTGTTCCGTGACGAATAAATGTTATTTTTAAACGTTTAATAATATTATTCATGTATATATATACATGAACATAAATATATATACATTTAAATATGTTCATGTATATATAAATGTTAAAAAAATTAGATGAATTAATAATCACATCTTTAGAAAATAAAAACATACGAGTATATAATCATATTTTATGGTCTGCTGGTGATAAATTAATTAATAATTTTTTAAAAAGACAGCATGAATTAAATCCAAAAGATAATCTTGTTATATTTATTGTAGATGATTATGAAGGAATAATTCAATCATATAAAAATCAAATTATTGTAAGGACAAGTCTCAATAAGAATCATCAATTAAAAAATGAAATAGTATTACCCTATATATGGGAATGTTCTAGCACTCGTTTTCAACCTCTTCCTAAAAGCGATTTGCCTATTGTGAGTTTTTGTGGGATTGCAACAAAATATCGCATTCAATTAATTTCAAAAATTAAGAACAATATTCAAATCAAAGACAATTTCATTTTACGACAACAATTTTGGGGTGGTAATCCTCATAATAAACAAATTATAAAAGAATTTAATGATAATATAGAACAGTCTCATTTTGTCATTTGTAATCGGGGTGCAGGTAATTTTAGTATGAGATTATACCAAACCCTGGCATTTGGTAGAATTCCTTTATTATTAAACACAAGTATGGTTTTACCATTTGAAGATATTATTGATTACCATAATACATTTATTATTGGCAATAGCGAAAATGAAATTATAGAGAAATTACTTTTATGGTGGAAGACAAAAGATATTATAGAAATGCAAAACAAATGTTATCAAATATATGAAACATTTTTTAAAAAATCAAAATATGTATCACATTTGTATAATGAAATTCAAAACAAATTAATAACCTAATTGTATTAATATGGGTCTGAATTTAATATATAATAAATATTTCACTTCGTCAATAGACAATGGATCATATTTCAAAACAACATTTTCAAAAAACAAGTATTGGAATCCTATAATACAACAAGCAAATATGACATAATGCAAAATATATCCTAAACGTTGAATGCAATTCTTGCTACAATATGCATTTTGATTTTCATCATCATTATCATTAGCAATATTTTCTTCAGTATCGGATCCCTTTCTATATCGAACAATATTTTGCATTTCAATATCATCTTCCTCGGATGTTACGGGAACAATACCTCTTTCTTTCTTTAATTTTTTATATATTTTATATTTATGTTCCACAAGATAAATAAATATACTTACTCCTGCCAATATACTCCAATATTCAATAATTTTTATAAATAATTTATCATTTTTTTCCTTTCGCTCGTCTTTTGCGTCGTTTCTTATATTATTCATATATCTATCGTTTTCTGCAGTATTATTTCCATTTGACGATGGTATTAGTCCTGAAAAAAAATTTTCAACATAATTTCGGTTTAAATCGGCTAAATTATATACGTGATTACTTTTTAACATTCTTGCTGGTACAATTGTTAATGGATTTAATGGTATATCAATTTCATTATTTGTAATAAGATATGACGAGGGAGTTGGATTAAAAGTATTTAAATTTTCTTCAACCATATTTTCGAGTAAATCCATATTGTCATTTACTAATTTTACCATTTCAGTTGCTAATCTTCCTACTACTTTTTCAAATATTTTCGTTTCCATAGGACCAATATAATAAAAGTAAAAGCAAATTTCTAATATTGCAATACCAGAAACATGAAATAATATATTATACATCTTTTTATTAATAGATTAGAAAAAAATGTATTGAAATTACACCGTGGGAAAAAATTCCCAATCTAGATCTCCGCATACCTTCTTCCATATCATGTCTTGTTCCAACTGTTTTTCACGGTCCTTCATCATGGGAATATAAGGCAAATATTGCGTTTGATCAAGTAATGTACATAATTGATATAATGTATATGTATAATTGAAGAAATTCGTTCTATTTGCCGGGCAATGTATAGCCCATGGTTTTTGTATTTCAATAAACAAGACACATAGTGTTTCGTGTAATTCTTCGTTCATAATAGGTGGTTTTACGCCAAATATCGAATTAATATATTGAATATGTTCAAAATATTTATTAAGACCCAATTTTCGCAATATTTCACGCATTTTGTCATAATTGATTAATTTCATGTCCGTTATACGTTCCTTTTTAATACGTGCGCGAATAGCATCAATGACTTCATCCGGTATTTGCGTTGTTTCTTTTGCTTGAAATTGTGACAATATTTCCTTAAAATGATTCAATCGTATATAGGCCGTATAAGATACTTCATTGGGCGGATCTTTATTATTTGGTTTGGAACTATCCACAATATAAGTAATAAACTGACCACATTGAGGATTATTACAAATCATAATACCGTCCTCATCTTGTGGAACCATTTCTCCCTTATCGCATACTGTGCAATTATCACAGGACAAAATATAGTCTTGTGGATTGGTAAATTCGTTATTTACATTTTTCCAGTATTCTTGATACATTCTTTTGGAGTGACTGTATTTATCCGGATCACTTCTTTCATCACTGATAGATTTTACCTTAAAAAAGGAATTCAATACCTTGACGTTTTGTGCTTGTTCCCCCGAGGATATTTGTTTCTTGGACTCAAAATAATCAAAAATGAATCTTGAATTGTCCAATAAAT